ACGGGAACACCGTAGAGTTTGAAGATGTCGTTGATGCCAAGGTAACGCGGTCGTCCGCCAAACCAATTCGGCATCCAATGTGGCCATTTGCGGTAGCCGCGATAATAACTGCTGCTGGCGCATTCGCACTCGTTTGGTTGTCGCCAGATCGGACAACCCCAAAGCCAGTTCCAACTCCGGTTCCAGCCTATCAACCTATGGTGGCTGTTGGCGGCGGCACTCTCTGTGCGTCGGTAGACGCCCACGGCATATGGTCAGCAGTGTCGTGTGGTGGCAACCCCACATCACCGCGTTCTGGTCCCGTTGAGGCATTCGCAATCGAAGAAGACACCTACTACGACGCCAATGGCGGCATCATTAGTCGGAACCGCGATGTCTTCGGGACGGGGCGAACCAGCTGTGGCGATCAGGATTGCCCAGGCCCGCAGGCCATTACTAGCGGCTTCAATATCGACACCAGCGGCTCGCTCCAATGGGTTGTCTCATCGTCGTCTGGCCCCATCACGCACACCTCTGGTCAACAACTATGGGGTGGCGCCGTCGTCATCGAGGAAATGGATGTCCACAGCCTAACCGTGTTGGGGCAACAGATTGATCTTCCGCCTCACGCGCAACTAACATACGACGGTAATGGCAACGCCGTCATTTCTCTCCTTCACTATGACCCGCAGCCAACGATCACTTGGCATGGGTTCAAGGAAACTTTCTACGACGCGGCTGGCTTCCCGCTGCGCTCGACGACCAATGTCCACTTCTACAACGGCGAATACTGCCACCCCGGCTACCAGTCCAGCGCGGGCGCTCCTGCTACTGGGCGGATGCCGAACACCTAGGGCCACAAGGTGATGGATTCTTGGTCGAGGGTAATCGCAGCTAAGGCGCTGGCGAAACGAGAGCGCCGCTTGGGACAGGTTAAGCGTGCGGCATGGTGCGCCGCCGCAGTTGCTGCGATTGGTCAACTTGTCGCTTTTGGGGCGATGGAATTAAAATCGAAGCCGTCATCGCCGGGGGCGGTATCGACAACGCTCACAATTACCCCTAACCACGATGACGGTCTAGTGTGCACGGACCAATGCACACTAGAGGGCTGGTTCTACAAAGACTACACCGACAGTTTAGATGGGTCGCTCGATGCGACGGAGCCGCAGTGGCAGATCAGACCCTACGGGAGGCTGTGGCCACTTAGGGACTTGATGGGAAGGAGAGCGTAATGCCGTTTGACGGGACGACGAATCCGATCGTGCTGGAACTGCAAACCGCGCGCGGTCGGATAGAGCGAGGGTGGTGCCAGCGTAGCATCCAAACCTTGCGTGGCGAGGTATGTCTACTCGGGGCGCTGGGGTACACCGAGTCAGGGGGGTGCCGGATGACGCCGGCTGCTCTTGCGGTGGCGAGGCAAATTTGCCCTGTGCATCATGAAATGGTCGGACCCGGTATGTTGTCGCTGTGGAATGACCGTCTTTCGCGCACGAAAGAGCAAGTCCTTGCCGTTCTTGATGGCGCGATTGCCGCCGAAAGTGCCCGAGTTTCAATGCCGCAATCATGATATAATCCACTAGGCCAGCCCGGATCGCTGGCCTGATCCGCATCCAGCCTCGGGGTCGTGGCGTGCGCAAAGGCACGTCATGCCCGACGATCTGGCGCACGGGTTCTCCCGTATCCCGCCTCCCGATGAGCCCGAGGGTCTTCCCGAGGACGAGGGAGGCGAGGTCTCGGTTCTCACCGACGACCCCTCAGTCAAGCCCAGGCTTGACCCCAAGACTGGGGCCTTGTCGATTGACACCGAGGATGGCGGGGTTGTTGTCCAGTTCAACCCGCCGAAGCCGCAAGCCGATACCGGCGACGACAAGTTTTTCGCCAATCTCGCCGACAAGATCAGTGCCGAGGCCCGCAACGAGATCGTCAGCGAACTCCTAGAGGGGATCGCAGCCGATGACCAGTCGCGCACGCAATGGCTCGACATGCGTGCCGAAGGGATCAAGATGCTCGGCATCGCGCTGGAAAAACCACGCGCCGATGCGGGTAACACGACCGAGCCGTTCGAGGGGATGTCGACAATCCGGCATCCGCTGCTGTCCGAGGCCATCGCTCGGTTCCAAGCCAATGCCGCTGCCGAACTCTACCCGCCGAGCGGCCCCGTCAAGGTCCGCGACGATCGGCCTTCGAAGCCGAGTGGCGCCAACGACATCCCCGGTATCGGCGACAATGGCGGTCCGCCTCTCGATGACGGTAGCCCGCCCGTTCATGCGACCCGTGAGGAACTTGCCGAGGCACTAGAAAAGGGCTTCAACCACAATCTGACGGTGGTTGACCGGGGCTATCGTCCTGACAGCGTGCGGATGCTGTTCGAGATCGGGTTCTCCGGCTGTGCCTTCAAAAAGGTCTACGACTGCCCGATCCGGGAACGCCCGATCAGCCGCTTTGTCAAGGCGACCGACATCATCGTCGCTGACGCCACTTCGGACGCGCGCGATGCCGGCCGGCTGACGCACCGCATTGTGATGCGGCAGAGCGTGGTCAGGCGCATGCAGATCCTCGGCGTCTACCGCGATATCGAACTGCATGAGCCATTCTTCGAGCCCAATGCCGCAGAACAAGCGACCGCCCGCGCTCAGGGTCTCGAAGACAAGCCGCAGCGCCAAGAGGACCAGCCGCGCACGATCTACGAATCCTATGTCGAACTTGACATCGAGGGATTTGAGCACAAACGGCACGGGAAGCCGACCGGGCTACCATTGCCGTACAAGGTCACGATCGACAAAGACAGCCGTGAGATGCTCGAACTGCGGCGCAATTGGGAGGAAGACGACGACACCTTTCAGCCGCGCACCGTGTTCGTCAAATTCGGATTTATCCCGGCGCTCGGATTTTACGACATTGGTTTGTTGCACCTGTTGGGTAACGGCGACAAAGCCCTGACCGCTGCGTGGCGCGAGGCGCTCGACACCGGGATGTTCAATAACTTTCCGGGGTTCATGTATAATGAAGGCGTCATCCGCAACTGGACGAATCAGAACCGCATCCCGCCTGGCGGGGGGCTTGGGATCAAGGGAGTACCCCCCAATGTTCCGTTGCGCAATGTCCTCGAACCGCTGCCGTACAAGGATGTCAGTGCCGGGCTCGTCGGCATCACGACACACATCGAGCAGCGCATGGATCGGGTTGCCAGCATGGGCGAATTGCCGGTTGGCGAGGGCGTGCAAAACGCCCCGGTGGGAACCACTTTGGCTTTGCTCGACCAAGCCCAGAAGTTATTGGCTGCGGTGCATATCGGGCTGCACGCCAGCCAAGCCGAGGAATTTGCCCTATTAAAGGAGCGCTACAAGCAGAACCCAGAATCGTTCTGGCGGTGGAACAAGAAGGGCTATGCGTGGGAGGAGAGCCTGTTCCTCCAGGCCCTCGATGATTGCGAGATCGTCCCGGCGGCCGATCCGAATACCGCATCGCATACCCTACGGCTGATCAAGTGCCAAGCGGTCAAGCTGGTGGCGCAGATGAACCCGCAGATGTACGACATGAAGAAGGTTGACGAGTGGGTCTTCAAGATGATCGGGGTCGCCGATTCCGACTCGTTCTTTGCACCGCCACCCGATCCTAACGCGCCACCGCCAGCGGTCCCGGTTGACCCCAACAAACAGGCGCAGGTTCAGCAAAAGCAGGATCAGGTCCAGACCGAAAACCAAGCCAAAATTGCGGCGCTCCAGGTAAAAGGTCAGCAGCAGGAACAGGACAACGCCGCTAAAATGGCCGAGATGCAGATGGGACAGGCGGCGGAAACGCGCGACTCTCAGCTTCAAGCACAGCAAAGCGTTGTGGAAAGTGCCGATCGCGAGGCCGATCGTGCCTCACGTGAACGGGTCGCGGCGATGCGCGAGCAGACCGAGCAGGCCAAATTGCAGCATGAGGCGACGCAAAATACCATGGATCGCGCCCACGAAGCGCTAACCGCACCTCCGCCAGCCGCCCCTGAATCGCCATAAAGGGGCTTGCCTTTTACGCGGCGGTGTTTAATTATTCAACGCCATCTCGGGATGGCTGACACTCCTTTGGAGGAGGCGGTGCTATGCGAAAGTTACTGCTTGCTGTGGCCATTTTGGCCACCCCAACCCTGCCCAATCCAAGCTATGCGCTGTCGCCCTGCCTCGCCGGTCTGGCGGCTGGCGGGGTGGCTGGTCACTATAGCCATCACACCCTGATCGGGGCGCTTGGGGGCTGTTTTACCGCTAAGATTCTGGTGTCGGATTGGAAGAAGTACAAAGCTGGCCACCCGAACGCGTCTATCAATGCCTTCCTCGACGAGAAAAAGACCGAGATGGAGGGATTGCTGAACGCCGAGAACGGAGGCAACTGAGGCCAAATCGACATGACCGGTCTGTGGCTGCTCGGTTTGTTGGCAATCTACATTCTGGTTGTTGCCGGTCTTCGTGAGAGCAAGAAGATAACGGACAATCCAGAGAGAAAGGGGAACGACGATGTTTGAAACGCTCGGCGCGGCTTTTGCTATCGCTATCGGGGTGGTCATCTTTATCATAGCGTCTTCGAGATTCCGAATCGTCGTGCCGACCAACGATGTCCATGTGGTTCAGCACGCCAGCAAGACGACCACATACGGCAAGGACCAGCCAGGCGGGAATGTTTACTATCACTGGCCCGCTTGGATTCCTCACATCGGCGTTAGGGTAACTTCGTTGCCATCGTCGGTGTTCCCGTTGAAGCTGGGAGATTACCCAGCTTACGACAAAGGGCGCGTGCC